TACGCAGAGGCAGTAGCGGCAGCCGCAGTTGTACGAGAGCTTCGACCTCCAGAATTTGATGTTCCGCGAGTACGCGGAGTTGGCGTAGCCACAGCCAAAGATGCAGCGGCACCTGCTTTTCTTACTTCATTTTGATATTGACGTAATTTACCAATCAATCTGTCAATCTTGCGTTCTGCATCAGCTGTCTTAATTTGAATTGTCGGTGCTTTCTGAGAAAGGCTATTCAAACGATTTTTCAAATTATTGATGGCTGTATTGAGCTTTTGAAATGGCTGTGTCGCTTGTGTCAGTTTTTTTGTCGCCGTAGTAAATTGGTTGATGGCATTTTTCGCTGCCTCAACTCCCACGACGTTAATGTTATATGAAACTGTATATGTCTGCGACATTATAAAAATGTTTTTCTAAAGAATAGCCGTACAACAGATTGTATGGTTACAATAAACCCCTTGTCTAATTCTTACAAGACAAGGGGTTTATTTAGAGCATTCCAAGCGTTCTCGCTTGATTAACTTTTAGCTGATGCGCATCTAACCATTCGGCTTCATTAGCGAGACTGGCAAAATCTTCATCAGATAATGTGTCGATGTTTACGCCCGGAAAGTAATGTCGGACAAGAAGCATCTTAATACGAAAGTAATCCGTATCTTTTACTTCCGAGCTTTGGATAAATTTACAAGTCGTCCATGACGCATCTCGATGATTTTGCTCAATTGACCCATCGTTCCGAAAAGGAAGAGGTTGTCGTCATTGACAAGCGAGTCATCGCCGCCAAGGAAACAGTCTTTAGCAAGAGTGTGAAGAGCAAGAGTTTGGTTGTTTGAGGATGCGGCGGTGAATTTGCTGAATGTCTTCAGATCAGGCTGACGGAAATATCCGATGTAGATTTCCTTGTCATCATAATCGGGATTACCAGCGACCATAATCGGGAAAATTGCGCGAACTGCCGGATTTGCAGCCTTTAGTTCAGCAACCTTGCTTTCAATTTCTTTTTCAAGTTTCGGAGTGAGCTCCAACGCGGGCTCAATAATTTCCATTTCTTCCATAACTGTACTTTGTTTATGTCGTTTTATTAAAAATAGCGACACCCATAAAAGCGAGTTTGAAAAAGGGAAGAGATTTTTGATTTCCCTTCCCTTTCAACATCAACATGTTCTAACAATTATGGAGTCGATTACTGTGTGCTCAGTACGATGTCAAATGGATTGAGATCAAACTCTTTGGTGATGTTTGTATCATCCTGAGAGGCTTCCATACCGTCCTCTGTAAAGAGACAGCCCTTCAAAGTAACGGTTTCTGTAGTCCAGTCCTCAGTCTCAAATTCGTTAGCAAACGAAATGATAAGGTCAAATTCACCAAGAGCGGTAAGAGAACCACGAAGATTGCGCAACTGAACCTGAGCATTGTAGTCCAAAGTGATGGAAGCTGTGTACTCCCAGTTGCCAAAGCCTCGGTTTACGGGTTTGCCGCCCAGACCGTAATTGGTCTTCACATTCCATTTACGATTCCACTTGATGCCAGTGACACCTTGTAGAATGATGGAATTGGCATTGGCAGAACCGGTAAGAGCCGGAGCCGTCAACTCAATCATTGCCCACGAATAGGCGACGTTATTGACGATTGTAGCCATTAGTCATTAGGATTGAGAAAGCGCAAAACCCTCAGTAACCTCGATAATCTTCGAGTGACCCATAGGAATAAGCGAGTATTTGAGGATGAGCTTATCGTTTTTCAAGATATTCTGAGAAGCCGGAATGGTGATTGCACCGATACCGCTCACTTCTTCGTTGTCCACCATAGCCTGAAGGACATCATTTACAAGATTCTGGAACATTGTGATGTGTGCTGCCGAAAGTTGACCGGTTGCAGGATCTACCTTAATTTTATAGTTTACATAAGGCAGAAGCACCTGACGAACAGAACGGCGAGATTTGTTCATCACACGGTTACGGGAAATGCTGCGATAATCGCCATCGGAACAAGTTGCATCTCCGTTAAAGAATATCTGACCTTCACGACCAGCATATTTCATCAAGAAGATATAACCAAGGTCATCCAATGTATCGAGCTGCTTTGGAGAAAGAGCCGCATATCGCATCGAATTCTTCAGAGTTTCACCTTCAAGAGTGCAATCACCGAAACCGAACTCAATGTCGGGGAAGTAATTGCCCACATTGCAATTCATCACACAACCGATATTGTCAGCGACATTCATTGAAGCCAATAGACCAAGGATAGCACCTACATTGCCAACCGGAGTTTTGCTTTCCAAAGCAATCTGCATTGCTCGGACATCGCTGTCAACAGCCTGTCCAAGTGCAACAGCTACATAACGACAATCAACGATGCAAGATGGAATCTTACTGAAGACTACCGAAGTTGCAGTACCTGTGGCGGTTTTAACTTTGGCAGGGTTAGCATTCAGAACTACAACAGCTGGAGCGTGAAGGTCATTAGCCATTGAGTTGGCAACCAGCTGAATGTCATCGACAATCTGCATAGCATATTTTTCAGCAGCTGCATCGGTTTCACGCCACAAAGACTGCTCTGTCCATACGCCAAATTGATTGATGATGCCGCCGGATGCTTGCTGCATTGCTGTCAGCGCATTCCAGTTCGTAGAGCAGTCTGCAAAAGCAACAAACAGACGACCGGTTCCACCGTTCAACTTAAAGAAATGTTCGATATGATAGAACGGGATGCCAAAGAGGAAGTCTTGGCTGATACCGTCTTCCGTTTCGCCAGTATAGGCTTTGATGCCCAGAGCCGCAACATCATCCATGCTGTTGAGCTCAATTACTGCGTCTTTCAAGCTATCGGCCATATCAGCCGCTGGGCCTTTTGTCCAAAAATCGGTCTGTGCCGAAATGTCAAAAAGCAGACCGCAGACTTTCTCAGTAAGAGAACTTCTTTCTACACCAATGTTGCCATCGGTATCGGTCATAAATACGCCACCTAAAGACATTCTGTTTTAATATTAAGCGTTATAGAAAGGATTTTTGTAAAGAATAGCCGCCTTTGCAACAGCAAGTTTGCAGCCCGGAGTGAACACACCACCCGAAGGAGTCACCAGCAATTCAGGGTAATTAGAGAAAACTTTCAGAATGTCTTTCACATTATCAGGAATCTCTTGTTCAGGAATCTTATTCGCCTTGACTTTAGATTCAATCTTCTCTTCCACAACTGGATTTTCAACTGCTGTATCTGTCAGTTCTGAGGCTTTCTCATTTCCGGAATCCTCTACCTTGACAGAATTTTCTGCCGTTTCAGAGACAGTTGAAGTAACATCTTCAATTTCTACTGTATTTTTACGTCTTGCCATAATGTCAGAAATTAGAAATGGGGAGCGGAGCTTCTTTCTCCACTCCCCATCGTTGTTTTACTTGTCGGGTAAATTCCTCGGCGTGTTTCCGTTAACCACCTGTCTGTTCACCACCGCTCACAGGAGGAGTGGCGGTTGTTTTCTTTTTGTATGCGGTCCAGACGACAATTTCAGCAGGAAGTACGATGTTTACATCCATCTTCATACGCATCTGGAAGAAATACAGTTCCGAGTTTGCCTGAAGGCGTTCAACCTTAACAGACTCTTGGTCAGTCGCATAGTCAACACCCATCCAAAGGTTTGAGTCCATACCAGAGCTGAACTTACCAAGGAAGATGGTGTGTTCGGGCATACCGTTGATGACTACGATTGGCTTGCCTTTGAAACGACGCTTGTTAACGTCGGCATTCTCGACATACTTCACTTCTTTCTTGGTCAGATACTCATCGTAAAGATCCCAAAGATCCCAACCCATCACGAACTTGAGATTCGAGTGTTTGCGAAGTTTCTTGGGAGTTGCTTTCCACATAGTGTAAAGAGCAGTCTCAACTTGAGCACCTGTAGTCAGTTCCGTATTACCAGCAAGAATTACCTGACCGCCAGCCAACTCGTTCTTGTCCGTTGTATTCAAGTTGTCGATTACACGAGCAAGAGCGCCATCGAAATACTTCATGCGGCCAGCTGCGGTTTTGCCACCAAGAACTGTAGCGCCGGTAGGACATTCGATATTGGCATCTACGCCGCCTTTACGGGCACACCAGATGGAGTCGCCGATGTACTGGTCTTTCTTGTCGATAAGCAGATGAAGCATTTTGGACTGTACCTTGGGATCAAGGTCGCGGAACAATAGCTGACCGTCTGGCTGGAAGGGTTTCCAGTATTCTTCAAAATCACGAGGATTGAATTCAAGATAAACCATAAGGTCCTGTGGATCGAGATAACGTTCCGAGAAGGTGTACTGGTTAAAGCCATCATCTGTAGCCGTGCCATCGCTCGATGTAGGAGTAGGTTTATTGTCCTGAATAATTTCACCGAGTTCGATGTGGGGAAGCACATAACGCTTCTGAACACCGGGCTTAATGTGAATTAGCCCCTCGGCGAAAGTATCATTACCTTGTGCGGTATAGACCAAAAGGTCTTCCAACACATCACCGGAATAGGTGTTGCCGGCGTAATTGATATTGCTTGCCATTATATTGTGTCAATATGGATTAGCTAAAGGATTTCAACTTAAAGTCTTCACCCACAACTGCTTTGACCTTTTCGTCAAGCTGCTCCTGTGTGGTTTTCATAGACTTCTCAGCCGCATCTACATTGGCTGGATCATTTGCAATTTCCTGAGTCACTTTGTCACGAGGTGCAAGACCGGCCAAAGTTTTCTCAACGAGAGGAAGATTGGCTTCTGCCATACTGATCCATTCGGCCTTATCTTCAGCCTGAATCTTACCAGCTGTCACAGCTGCCTCAACAATGTTCTGAATGTGTTCAGCTTTCGCAGCTGCTTCAGCATCCTGATACGTTTTCAACTTGTCTTTGACTTCTGCAAGCTCATCGGAAAGGTTCTTAGCCTCAGCTTCCTTACCCTTAAACTGAATCTTCAATTCGTCGAGTTCTGCCTTTGCGCTTGCAAGGTCATCCTGAGCGGTTTTCAGCTCGGCCTTAACAGTAGTTAGAGCAGCTTCAGCTTTTGTTAATTCAGTAATACGAGGTGCTACGGATGCCATCGGGGTGTCCTTTGCCAAACCAAGCTGGGCACAAACTGTGTCAAAAGCCAGTTCTTTTTCGTTCATTACTTGTTGTGTTTGATTAGTTTGCTTATTTTGTTCAAGAATAGCGAGTGTTTTCTCGATAAGTTTGTTTTCTGTCTCATCAGTGACCATCGCGGCCATAATGTCTCGAATCGAGGTTACACCCTGCACACCTTCAATTTTGCTTTTTATATCGGCTCGAACTTGTTCTGATGTGCGAATCACATTCTTACTTGGCAGTATTCCCGCTTCAACAGCGTCTTTAGCCGACAAATAAGTTCCGTCAGCGTTGCCTTCGCCGTCCATAATTTCACGGACTTTAGATTTCTTTAAGCCGAACCGTTTTTGATAGATTGTTTCCAACTGACCACGGAAAGCCTTCAGCATATTCTTAGTAGTCTCATCTTGAGGGTCTTCGGTATTCACAAAAGGGTTGTGAATCATCAAGATGGAATAATCGTGCATATAGAGCTTAGTGCCAGCTGCCCAAATTACGCTGCCCATTGAAGCAGCTATACCTTCAATGATACAGTGGGTTTCAATAGGACAGGACTGAATGACTGAGAATGTGCTCATACCAGAAACTACTGAGCCGCCTTCAGAATTGATTAGGATCAATATCTTCGAGGGCTTAACGTAATTCTGGAGCCACAAAAACTCATCATTGAATCGAGCCGTTGTTTCCGATGTAACTGGACCGTAGAAACGAATGACCGCCGGTTTATTCTCGGTAGCCTCTCCAACAATGTATTTGTATTCGTCCTCGTTCATTTGCTATTTTCTGAAGAATAGCAAGTGTGAAAAACAAAGGTTGTTAAGGCTATTCCGTATATCCGGCTATATCTTCAAATTTGGGGTCTGAGTGGTTATCGTGTTTATCCATATTATTTTCAGGCAATTGGTCTGAGTGGTTGGTGAATGGAGGAATAACCAGAGTGCGCTCAACGTAGTTCCGATACCGATATGAAGTATAGCTTCTAAACCATACTTCATACGTTATCCAATACTGTTGAAGACCATCATCGAAATTTTCAACTTGGTCAAAATAAGTCAATTGACATCTTTCAGTCAATGGGGCGAACTTCGACTTATTGGCTTCGATGGCATTGTGAACACGCTGAAAAACCTCATACCCTTCAGTCTGATATTCATCATCTCCGATATTCAAGCGATTAAGGACAAAACATATTCGCAAATCGGCTCTCCCTTCTCCTATACGGGATGTCTGTACAAGCCATCTCATATTGATAAGATGAATAAATGCTGCCGGAAAAGCAAGCGCATATTCCAGATTATGCTTATCATTCTTAATACGAGTTAATTGACCTTGATTCATTTTTATAGTCCGAAATAAAGGCGGACTGTCAGGATTATTAGGGTCAACCCGTAAATCTTTCAAGATGCTTTCAATTGCCCGATAAATTTCAGACAATGGATTGGCTTCATACAGTTCTTCTTCAGTTTGAATTTGTCCCGAAGAAGGAGATGTAATTTCAACTTTTTTATCTGGAATCGTTGGCTTTTTATCAACAATCATATTGGTAATCCGTCAAATATATGAATACTTAACTTTTTCAATTCACTTTCCAAAACTGTCGAATGACCGATGAATTGACGCTCCTTTTTAGGACCTCTCAATGGTTTATTGGTCAGAGAATTAAGATTGTTATGTACAGCAGCATAGCAAAATCCCCTATGTCGTTGAATGAGTGAATTAAAATCATCTGGGTCTGTATGAATCGTCACTTGATGATTCTTTACGCTTTTAACTTTAATCGAATCACGCAAAGTCCCCAACTCAGCCATCAGATAACCATCACGAGAATAACCGCCTTGCCATCGAGCCCACGGCTTACTGTTCGCAGTATTCATCCGTTCTTTTACAAACGAGCCCTGAAAAACATCTACAGCAGCTTTGCCAGCCTTAACTTCAAAGTTGTGAACATTCACTTGAAATTTATGGACTGCACCAACCCATTGAGCTGCCATTTGCGCTGGTGTTATTTTAGTTACCGGCATTGTAATACTTATCTTTAATTCGTTGAGAAATAGCTTGGAGTGTGCCGTTATGCTCTGACTGAATCTGAAAGTATGGGTGCTCGTCGGAGAATATTCTTCCGCCAAATGCTACACTTTCTTTGAATGTAGGGTTAAACCAATCAGGCATTTCCAACTTCTTTTTCGCAGCCGCCTGTACACTGTCAGAAACTGTGTCTTCAACCAAATAACAACGGCACATGTGTTCAATCGGAGGTACCAACCACGCAGGGAAGCTGGATTTTGGAGCTGAAACCCCTTCATATTGAAGATGCCAAGGTCGTACACGCTCATCACCTTGCGTCATATAAGTAAGGATAGTGGTTGGCTTAACCGCCGCTAATCCGGCAGCAATAATCATTGCATATTCAGCATCCTTATTTTCAACATAGGCATAGCGTTTATTATATCTATCGAATATTGCCAAAACATCATCTTCCAGCCCCTCATGCTCCTCTTCATCTTCGTCAATGTCAGGAAGTTCAGAAAGCATTTGGTATTCTTCCGCTACTGCAAAATCAATAAGATTTTCAACGGCAGCCACTACAATATCGCGTCTTGCAGCATCAAGCTCTGATAGCCCATCAGTATTTCTAAGAAGCTCCAATGCTTCTTCTAAAGTTATGCTGAAGCCATCAAAAGCATGGCCAATAAGATGGCTTGCTCGCATAGCCATGAGTTCTTCGATAACTTCCAGCCGACCATCTTCATCTGCATGAGTCCCCACAAAACGCTCGAAAATAGCCAATAACGCAAGGTATTCTTTTTCATCTCTTTCTTTATTATCTTCGGGCAACCTATTAGCTTGTACATCGGAGAGTAAAGCGGTACCCTTTACTTTCTCTCCTTTAGAAAATTTACCGCGCCGCGATGTCTGCCATAACGCCGATAATATTCATCGTCTGACATTCTATAGGTTCCATCCGAACCTTCACTTCCAACCGAAACGCCTCCCACGCCTCCAGTCTGAAGATTTATTTGCTTGCCTACAGCTACACCAAAAGTCTTTTCAATTTCTTCAGGTGGTACTTCAAAACGGTCAGACAAAGCAGAAAAGAGCTCGATTTGCTCTTTATTGGACATTTCAAGTCGATTAGAATACTTGAATTCCAACCCCGGCTTGATATAACCAATTGCGACTAATCGTGGAATAATTTCCTCATTCATCACATTCTCAATATATTCGCGATAAACCGCGATACGGTCGCGGAATATATCTTGATGCGCTCGTGTTGCACCCACATAAGACTGAGTAGCACCAGCCATAGATTCAGAACCAAGAATCAGATTGGAAACTTCAGCATTAACACGCTCAATCAAACCAGTGAAAACCTTTTCAGAGTTCGACATTGTGAATGTCTTAATATCCACTTCATCATTCAGACCAGTTACCACCACCTTATTTTGAGCAGCACTGGCGATCTCATTGGCTAATCGTTGACGGTCTTGAATGCTCTCACCTTCAGTTTTACCGTGAATAATGGGCTGTCCGTATGTATGAGAAAAATTCACATAATTGGCCATCGTGAATTTCTTAGCTAAAATCAACGGAGTGGTTGATGAAAACAAGCCCAATGTGCCTGAATTGATAAGAACATAAAGCTGGGCATATTTCTTATCCTCAAAATCCCAGCCCGGTAGCCAAATACCTTGACGGCGAACTATACGTTTTTGATCTGGAAGTATATTTCGTCGTTCAATAATGTTCACTTCATTCAAGCGACCGGTGCGAGGATTGATGTCCGAACAGATTTCAATGCCCGTGTAACCGTATAATTTTGCTTCAACAATTCCACGAATGATTTTAGTAAACTGTGTGCCTTGAATTTTTCGAGTTTCCTCTATATCTTTTTCCCAACGGCCTTTTTCGTTTTGCTTCGCCAGCATATAACGCTCGCCTACAATCTGAGATTCCAAAGTTTCAAGCACACCAGATAAGTGTGCGTCCTGTTGAACACACGCTTCATAAAGGTCAATAAGTTTACTGCGATCATCAAGCACTGTTCCATTGATAACTTGGTTTTGAACGGACTTGAATCTGCAATAACGCT